TAACCCAAGAATAAATACATCTTCTTCGTCAATATGAGCACTTCCAACTAAGGATACAAGACTAAAAAATAAATCTATTTCGTCTCGTGGATCTCTTTTATATCTAAATAGCTTTGTTAAAAAATCAAAAAATGTTTTAAATTCTTTTAAAGTATTACTTACTTTGAGTGCTTGAAATACTTCTCTTAGATTGCCCGCGGCTGTTTTTTGAATAACTTTTAAATCATTTTCTTCCATTAATTTACTTATTAAATTAAAGTCATAATCTCTTTCAAGAGACACAAAATTTTTAATTAAACAAATTTTATTTTCTCTTATTAAAGTTATTTGGTCTTTGTTAATAAGCATTATATGGCACCTAAAATATTTAAACTAAATCTATTAAAATCTTTCTTTGGAGCCACTCCTCTGTGATATATTATACTTGGATATACCAAGGCTTTTGATTCAATTGATTTATAAAACTTAACTTCGTTATTTATTTTAATTTCTGTTCCCCCGTCATTATCATGAATATTATATAAAATACTATATTCATTATCTCCATCAGCGTCTCTGTGAAATTTCATCTCACTTCCTGGATGATACCAGTTCCAATAGATTCTATTTACTTGTTTAAACTTAGTAAATGTATTTTTATTTACCATGTCAAAAACAGTATATGCATATGTATTTAATACATCATTGGGACAATAAGAGCTGTTAGGAGCAGTATTAAATGTGCTTAAAATAAAACCAGCATCTGGTCTATTTAAACTAGGTCCTTTATATTCTATAGCATTTTGCCAAGCAGCTAATTTAAAAAGAACTTCAATTATTCTTTTATTAGTATCACTGGGTATACCTGTTTCAATTTCCTGTATCATTTTGTTGAATTTTCAACCTTTCATTCTCTATAAAACTATTATATAACCTATTATATGCTACAGAAATTAAACTTCAAGCCAGGATTTAACAAACAAGCCACAGAATCAGGGGCCGAAGGTCAGTGGACAGATGGAGACTTTGTTAGATTTAGATATGGATTCCCAGAAAAAATAGGCGGGTGGAATCAATTAACTGCTGCACAAGAAACTTTACCAGGGCCCGCAAGAGCTCAACATGCTTTTACTAGTTTAGCGGGAGAAAAATATACAGCAATTGGAACAAGTAAAGGTTTATTTCTTTTTTATGGAGATGCGTGGTTTGACATTACTCCACTAGATACCGCAATTACAGGATTTACAATTACAACTACAAATGGTTCTAATACAGTTAGATTCAACAAAGCTTCTCATGGTTTAACTTTAGGAGAATATATTGTTGTAACAGCCGTAACAGTTACAGGTGCTTCTACTTATACCGCATCTGATTTACAACAAACTTACGAAATTATAAATGTTGATAGTGGTGGTGATTGGTTAGAAGTACAAGCATCTAGTAATGAAGGTGGAGCGGGTATGACTGCCGTAGGTGCAGCTACTCTTACTCCCTATGTAACAGTTGGACCCACTACTCAAACACTTGGTTATGGATGGGGAACTTCAACATGGGGCGCTTCAACATGGGGAACAGCTAGAACAACAAGTTCAGTGGTTCTGGATCCAGGAAACTGGAGTCTTGATAACTACGGTCAAGTTTTAGTTGCTACAATATTTAATGGAAAAACTTTTACGTGGGATGCAGGAGCTACGACTCCTCGAGCAAATAGAGCATCTACAACAACTAGTGGATATCAAACTACTAACAATCCAACAGCCTCTATCATGACTGTGGTTTCAGATAGAGACAGACATTTATTTCATTTAGGAACAGAAACAACGATTGGCAATACTGCTACACAAGATCCTATGTTTATTAGATTTTCTAATCAAGAAGATTTAAATACTTATAATCCAACTGCAACTAATACCGCAGGGACTTTTAGATTAGATAACGGAAATGAAATTAGAGCAGCTGTAACAGGTAAAGATTATCTTTTAATTTTAACTGATACC